TTAGGTTAAAAATTTGTTACTTTTGTAAAAATATCATATAGTGAAGTTAACGGACATACTAAGTGCGGTTAATCCTTTTAAACAAAAGGCAGCCCCTAGAAAAAATACGAACCTTAATAACCCATTTGGTGATTTTGGTGGTTTAATAGGCGGTAGAACGCTTTACCCAAATTTAGACTATGCCAAGTTCGTACAAGACTACGATAACAATAGCGAAGTCTATTCTATCATCAAGCGTATCTCAAAGACAATCTCTACAGTTCCATTTTATGTTTATAAGGTTAAGAGCAAGAAAGACTTGAACACTTATAAATCTATGATGGCTAACGCATCAAGCGGAGCAGATGTTGCTCGTGCGGAGTTAGTTAGGATTAAAGCAGTTGATGAGATTGCTGATAGTCCATTAAACAAATTATTAGAAAGACCGAATCCATACCAATCATTCTCAGAGTTCATCGAGAATATCATTGGTTATAAACTTATTACAGGCAACTCTTATATCTGGGCGAATAGACTCTCCAATGGTAAGGTTGCCGAACTAGTTACTCTCCCATCCCAATATGTCGCTATCATTAGCGATGGTACTATCAATGGGGTTGAAGGCTACTCTTTCACATTAGTTGGGTGGGATCAGTTGGATGCTAAAGATGTAATCCACTTAAAATACTTCAACCCCTACTTCTCAACCAATGGACAACAATTATATGGATTATCGCCTTTACAAGCTGCTTACAGAACTGTTCAACGCAGTAACGATGCTAAAGATACCTCTGTAGGTATGTTGCAGAATCAAGGGCCTAAGGGTATCTTGTATGCAGATGAATCAAATGATTTCGGCCCTGAACAAGCTGGTAAGTTAAAAGAAGATTTCTACAATCAGTACGGAACTAAAACCCAAGGAGGCATTATTCAAAATGCTGGTAAGATTTTGATTGCAGGTGCTAAACTAGGTTGGGTGAATATGGGATTATCTCCTGTTGACCTTCAGTTGTTAGAATCAGAGAAGATTACACTTCGTGAGTTGTGTAATGTGTACGGAGTTAACTCTGCACTATTTAACGATCCTGATAACAAGACTTACAATAACATGAAAGAGGCTAAAAAGGAAATGCTTACTCAAGTAGTACTTCCTGAATTAGTTTTAATTCGTGATGCGTTCAATAGATTCTTTGAAGGTGAAATCGGTAGCGGATATTATATCGATTTCGATATTACAGTATTCCCAGAGTTGCAAGAGGATATGAAAGAGTTATCTGCTATCCTTTCTCAATCATGGTGGATTACTCCTAACGAAAAAAGACAAGCAATGAGATACGATACTGTTCAAGATGATGTCATGAACGCTATTTATATCCCTGCTGGTTACTTACCTATCGATGAGTTAACAATGTTGCAGAATCCAAGAGATGCTCAACAACAAGGAGATTATAATTTGCCTCCTGTAAAATAATATGGATGTCCAAGATATTACAACCTTCTCAGCAATTCAATTTGCAACAAACCATAGCGAGGAAGTCCATCACGGAGTTTAGGCCTAAAATACAAAAGGCCTTACAAAGTGATTTTAATAAAGCTGCGGAGTTGGTAAAAGAGATGGGGGTATTTCAACTAGCAAACTATAACAAGACATTTTTCAACCAAGATAAGATTAGCGATATTTTACGAACTTTGTACGAAGGTACTGGTGGTTATACTGCTATGAGGTATCAAAAGATATTTGACAAGTATAAGAAGGCAGAAGATTTTGACCTTGATCCGTTAAACATAATGGATGAGTGGTTAGCGTTTATGTTGTCGTACTGGGTTTCGATTAGTGGCCCAAAAATGTACGGCATACAAAACACAACGGATAATGAGATAGCTAGGATACTAAACAATGCGATTGCTTATGGAAGGGCTAATAACCTTTCTACAAACGAAACAAACGCAATGGCTATACAAATGCTAAGAGAAGGTAAGATAAATGTTTCAAGGAGTTTATTAATAGCAAGAACAGAATCTCATCAAGCTTTAAGCACAGGTGCGATTGGGGCAACACAAGGAATTAATATACCTTTGCTAAAACAATGGGTTCACTCTGAATATGTTGGTAGTCCAAGAACTTGGCATATCGCATTAGACAGACAAACGAATCCTGATGATGGTGGAGTAAGAATACCTGTGAATCAACCATTCCTAGTAAACACTCCAAACTACGGTGTAATTGAAATGCAATATGCACATGATGCAAGTGGTGGAGCAGCGAATAACTGCAACTGCCGATGCTGCACGGTGTATGTCGCTTAAACAAATAAATATGAGTAATTTTTATAACAAGAAATCAATCGAAGGTTCTCCAATAGATATGGAGGATGGAAGTAGAATTATTACTATGTACTATTCTGCTTTTGGTAATGTGGATTCCGATGGTGATGTAATTACACCAGGTGCTTTTACTAAAACACTAAAGGAAAATGGCCCACAAGCTAAAAACAGAATTTGGCATTTAATGAACCACTCTACAGACAAGCCTATTGCTAAACCATATGAGATGATGGAAGATGGTTATGGCTTAAAGGCAAGTGTTAAGTTACCTAATACAACTTTAGGTAATGACTTGTATGAGTTATATAAAGATGGTCATATCACAGAACATAGTATCGGATTTCAGACTATTAAGTCACAACAGAAATCAGGGTACAATGAAATCAATGAAATAAAATTGTTTGAGGGTAGTTCAGTATTGTGGGGTGCAAACGCAAATACACCAACAGTAGGAGTTAAAAGTCAGATTAAGTCAACTCTAGTTGATGAGATGGGTAAAACCATTAAGTCATTGAGAAATGGACACTTTACTGATGAAACTTTTGAGTTGTTAGAACTTAAACTTAAGCAATTACAACAATATCTATCTGAGATGGAAGATGAAGAGTCAATCTCTCCTGAGCCAACCGCTGAAGAAGCATTGCCAACTGAGGAAGAAGATCCGATGATTTCTATCGAAATAGAAGTAAACAAATATTTACAATCATTTAAAATTTTCAACTAATGGTAGAAGAAATTAAAAGTGCTTTCGAGGGCATCAAATCCGAAGTAAACGGAGCAATCGAAAGTGCAAAGGCTGATAATGCTAGTGCATTAGAAAGCGTAAAGGCTGAGTTAGAAGCTACTAAAGCTTCAATTTCAGTTGTTAAAGATGAAATCGAAAAATTGGAAGCAAAACAAAATCGTTCAAAAATGAATCAAACAGAAGTAAAAGGTTTTAATGCTAGCCTTGCAGACGCTATCGAACAAAATGGCGATAACTTAGCAAAATTAGCTCGTGGTGAACAAAAGCGTTCAAGCTTTATCTTGGATACAAAGGCAGTAGGTAATATGACAGAAGCAGTTAACTTGACAGGTGACATCACTCGTCAATATGCTAATCAAGTATATGCTTTGCCTTCTCGTAAAGTGCATTTAAGAAGTTTGTTACCAATCGGAACAATTAATCAAGGTTTATTTACTTTCCCTTATGAAAGTGGTGGAGAAGGTGCTCCAGCAGCTCAAGTACAAGGAAGTTCTAAAGCTCAAGTTGATTTTGATATCACAATGAAAGATGCAGCTGCTCAGTACATCGCTGGTTATGTTCGTATCTCTCGCCAAATGTTAGATGATATACCTGCTATGACTTCTTTCTTACAATCTCGTTTGTTAGAGAAGTATTTGATTGCAGAAGATGCTCAAATCTTAAGTGGTGATGGTACTGCTCCTAACTTACAAGGTATCTTAGGTGTAGCTACTGCTGCAACTGGTGCTGCTACAGTAGATGTTGAACAATTAGTTCAAGCTATTGCTCAGTTAGAAAGTTCTAACTACTCTGCTACAGGTATTATGGTTAACCCAACTGATTGGGCTGCTATCATGAACACTAAGAACACTAACGCTGCTTACAGCTTACCTGCTTCTACAGTTGTTACAACTGATGGTAATGTATCTATCGCTGGTATCCCTCTTTACAAATCAACTGCAATCGCAGTAGATAAGTTCTTAGTAGGTGACTGGTCTATGGGTGCTCAAATCATGCAAAATCAAGGTATCTCTGTTCAGTTCTCTGAAATGGACGGTGACAACTTCACAAAGAACTTAATCACAGTTCGTGTTGAAGCTCGTATCGCTTTACCTATCTACTACGCTGGTGCGTTTGTATATGGTGATTTTGGTAATGTTGCTTAATCTTTAATTAGATTTACAATACAAGGGGATAGCCTAGAAAGCTATCCCTTTTTGTTTACACTAAATTTTAGTTATTTTTGTAAAAATTAGCATAATGCAGATACTAAGAGATGTAACTACAACAGTAGCCCCTTCGGCAACAATAGTTACCTTACAAGCAGCAAAGGATTATTTAAGGGTAGATTATAGTGAGGATGATACTTTAATCCAAAGCCTTATAGATACCGCTAGGATC